GGTTGATCGACAACAAAACTTGCTTAACGATCGAAGGCAACACCAGTGGCACAGGCGACCAGCGCAATGGCGGCATGGTTATGGTCAAGGTTCGTGCCTACGGTGAAGGTAAAGAAATCGTTGGTTTTGGTATTCCTAAATTCACGCCTTACAAGGGAGAATTTCCTAGTGTTGAAATGCCAAAAACGGCAGATAAACCAAAGAAGGAGAAAACCAAATGGAACAAGCCAAAGCCTTAGCAGCTTCCTGGGCACGATCATTCATGGCGGCAGCGCTGGCCTTATACATGGCAGGTGTGACAGACCCAAAGACACTTGCAATGGCAGGGGTTGCAGCAGTTGCACCAGTAATTTTGCGCTGGCTTAACCCAAACGACAAAGCCTTCGGTTCAACGGGGAAGTGAACCGCAGATTCGCAGCGGCAGGGTTGGTTTGGGCACTTGCACTAACCCTGACCGCTTGCGGGTATCAGGGATGGACACGTTATGAATGCCAAGAATTCGACAACTGGAAAAAGCCAGAATGCCAAGAACCACAATGTATCCCGACTGGAACATGCACTACAGACATACTTGGAATTGAATCGCCTTAGACCTGCACGCCGTAAATCACCAGAGGAAATTCACGCCCAACTGATTTTGATTATTGGTTCAACCCTTGCTGCAGTGTTTTTAATCGTAACGCTGGGCATAACTTATGCACTGATCTTCGTCACGCAACCAATCGGCAACCAGGCGCCGAATGACGCAGCCTTCATTGACTTATTGAAAACCCTAGCCATTTTCCTGACTGGTTCATTGGGTGGCGTACTGGCGGGTAATGGGCTGAAATCTAAACCCAAACCAGCAGACACGCCGACAAACACGCAAGGTTCTTGACCGCGCGCCAATCATGCGTCACCCTGATCTCAGGTGGTAGCACTTACCACCTAGAATCGGGAGAATTCAAAATGACAATCGAACAAATCATTGGTTTTGCCTTAATTGGGCAATTGACCATTAGCACCATTATTTATTCAATGGGCTATCGTGACGGCAAATCAGTTGGCTACCATGCAGGGCGTTCAACTGGCATGGCCATTGGAAGACAACAGGAGCGTTCACGCTAATGGGATTCCTAGACAACTATGAGGCAAGCCGCGAAAGACTAGAACGCTGGATTAAGACTTATCCAACAGGACGCATTGAAACGCGAATTGTTGAATTTAGCGCTGAAAAGGGTTACGTACTGGTTGAAGCCAAAGCGTTTAGAAATCATGACGACGTTTTGGCAGCTGGTATCGACTATGGCTATGGATACCAAGGTGCCTACCAGGCCAACATGAAACGTTGGTTCGTCGAAGATACCGTGACCAGTGCGATCATGCGCGTGCAACAACTGGTCATGGGCGGCGCTGAGCGAAGCACCAAAGAAGTCATGGAACAGGTTGAACGGGCACCTGCGATCGTGGCAAAGGCTGAAACTGAACCCGATTATTGGTCAACCAAATTCGAAGCGCCAATTGCAACCCCGATCGGTGCAAGCCTGGGAGAGATTGCCAAACAACTAGGCGGTGAACTTATCGCTGAGGCACCACTATGCAATCACGGTCACATGGTCTGGAAACAATCACATGACGGGGCGCCGAAGAATTGGGGTGGGTACTTCTGCTCACAACGCACCAAGGCCACGCAATGTCCACCACGTTGGTACGTACTAGCCAGCGACGGAAAATGGAAGCCACAATTATGAGCGACTACATGGAACTGATCAACCCAAAAACCAGAATTGCCAAATTGCTTAAAGACGGTGAAGTTGTTGCTGAATACAAATTGGAGCAATGCGACAAATGCTCATTGCTTGCCAGGCTTGACGATTTCGGTTATCAGCGCGGATATTCCGGGGAAGCATTGTTGTGGTTTTGTGGGGCTTGCAGATGAGAATGCTATTGACGAAGGAAGAACAATTCATTTGTCATGAAGCAGCAATACATTTGGCAAAGGGAAATCCAAATTATTGGGAAACCCGTGAAACCAATTATTCGAAAGACAAATCGTTTCACGAACTCATTGCACAGGACGCCGAAAGCATTGGCAGTGAATGGGTTGTTGCCAAATACCTGGAACTTCCATTTGACCCGTTTGAACAAAAAGGTAAAGTGAAGGCCGACGTAGGACACAAGTTTGAAGTCAGGTGGACGAAATACGACGGCGGGCAGCTGATAGTCCATGAGTACGATCGACCAACCGACGTGGCAATTCTGGTCACTGGCAAATCTCCGCGCTACATCATTGCGGGCTGGATACCCATTGCAATGGCACAAAAAGACCGTTATAGGTCATCAACCCAGCCAAATTGGTGGGTAACCCAGATCAACCTTCAGCCAATTGAAAACCTTAGGAAAACTACTTATGGACAAAACTGAGTTTGAATGTCGAAAATGCAAGAAGATTACGGTTCAGTTGATTCACAAAGTGACGGACAACCTTCCACCTGGTGTCGAAGTGATTCAATGCACCAAGTGCGAAGTCATGGGGGTTGCACTGATAGGGGATTCCAATGCCGATCTATGAGTTTGAATGTTCGGTGTGCAAAATCCGTGTTGAAGTGGATAGATCATTTGACGAAGAACGCTCAGCCCAGTGTTGTGGACAACCCATGACGCGGTTGTTCTCAGCGCCAGGGGTATCGTTTAAGGGTACTGGCTGGGGTCACCAATGAAGATTTTGAACCTTTACGCGGGTATTGGTGGGAATCGCAAGTTATGGAGCGACGAACACGAAATTACGGCCGTTGAGTACGACGCAAACATTGCCAAGGTGTACGCAGATTACTTCCCAAATGACACAGTTGTGGTTGCAGACGCACATCAGTACCTGATAGACCATTTCAGTGAATTCGACTTCATTTGGTCGTCACCACCTTGTCAGTCACATAGCAGCTTCAGACAAAACATTGGGGTGCGATTTAGGGGCGTGCAACCGATCTATGCAGACATGAAGTTGTGGCAGGAAATTATCTTCCTTAAATACAATTTTAAGGGCAAATGGGTTGTGGAAAACGTAAAGCCTTACTACACGCCATTTGTACCACCAACGGCTGACCTTCAACGCCACTACTTTTGGGCTAATTTCGACATTCCTGACTTGGTGTTTGAAAAGGACAATTTACGGGCAGCCCAGATACCACAATTGCAAGAATTGCACGGTTACAACCTAGACGGGTACAAACTGCCCAACAAGCGCCAGGTATTGCGTAACTGCGTACTTCCTGCCCTTGGTCAACATGTTTATGCACAGGTGGGGATAAGTAATGCTCAATTATAACAAAACGTTATCAAATCGTTATAAAACCGTTATAAAGTCATTGGCATTTCGTGAGCGTAAAGCCCTTGCGCTGGGGGTGTACGCTGGACGCATACAGTCAGAGCAGGGACTATCTATCCTTCAACAGAATGAAGTTCTTTCATCATTCAAGGATAAAAATAAAAAGATAAAAAAATGGCTGGTCTTGATCGTTTCAGCCTTAATCGCAATGCAAGGCGCTAGTTCTGCCTCAGCTGCTAATTACTCAAAAGACCATTTGAAGTTGTACGCACACTCCAGGATTCTGGTTTATGCTGAATTTCAGTGTTTCCATAAGATCATTCACAAGGAATCAAGGTGGTCATATAAAGCCAGGAACGGGTCACACTATGGCTTAGGCCAAATGCGTTCTACCTGGTATCGCGACCTTGACCCATATAGACAGATAAACGCTACGCTTAACTACATAAGCAAGCGTTATCACACCCCATGCAAAGCCTGGGCATTTCATCAGAAAAGGAATTGGTACTGATGAGCAGTGCATTGAAGAACAATGGTTCAACAACCAAATGGCGAAAGATTCGGGAACGAATACTGCAACGTGATGGCTACACATGCCAGCATTGTGGAGCAGAAGCCAATTCAGTCGATCACATCATTCCAAGGAGCATGAACGGCACAGATGAAGAATTCAACCTGCAATCGTTGTGCACCCCGTGCAATTCAGCG